AGATGCCAATAGAAGACATAAATGGTGTCTCAGTTGGCGAGATGTCATAGATGATGTCGGTCAAATCTTCGCGCTGACCAATTGCGCTGTGTGCTGTAAATGTAGGCATGATTTAATTCCTCATAAGAAACGTTCAAATGCTTTAGCGGCATCAGCAACCCTTCCGGTCTGCCTAGCCTTGGCTTTTAACTTTTTCAGTTCCTCGTTACCATCACGACCTTGGGAAACGCCAGACTTCATTACTTTAGGAGCCTCGTTTACCTTCTTCGTGATTCCCGGCTTTGCAGACTGTAACTTGTCGTACTGCATTGCCTTCCATAACGTTAGAACCTGACGAGAATCATAGATTCCCGCTAATTCCTGTTCCGAGAAACCTAGCTTCTGACCAAACTCCCGCAGTTCTCGCCGAGCTACCTCACCCTTCTGTGGGTCAGCATACTCAGGTATTGCCTCTGCCAGCTTACGAGCTTCAGCCTGTATCACATGACCGAGTTGCTCCTGACGTTCCTGATCCTGTTGCTGTGCAATTCGCTGCCGTTCAGCCTGAACTTGAGCTAACTGCTTTTCCCGCTGTGATAACTCTGCAACCTTAACTGCGTACCCAATAGGGTCGGTTTCCTTCAGATAGTCCAGATTCTCAGTTTCTGGCTGCTGGTTAAGCATCTGCTCAATCACCTGCAACCGTTCTGCGTATTGGTCACGCAGATACCTAGCTTCCTCGATACGCTGCCTCTCTGCTTCTACGGCTTTGCGTTCTTCTGCTACGGCTTGCGATTTCTTCGTATAGTCTGTGCCAAGTTGATAAGACTTGATAAGCTCATCAAGGGTTACCTCTTTTTCCTCACCAGCGGCTTTCACCCTGTATTTAGGAGGCTCCTCGGCTTCTTCATCGCCTTCATCTTGTTCTACCTCCGATTCGTCATAAGACTCCTCGGATTCGGCTTCGCTATCATTGGCTTCGAGTTGGGTTTCCGGTTGTTCCTGTTCGGAGCCTTCTTGCCCACCCATAAGACCCATGATAGCGTCGGCTGCACCACCTACGTCTAACTGAGTATTCCCTTCCGGGGTCATACTTCCAGTATCGCTCATATATATTTCCTAAATTATATCGGGAACCGCCCGACTCGGATTACAAAATCTTTAGTTTTTTAGCATCAATCTTCTTCTGTGCCGATAGCCCTTCAAGGTACGTTTCGACAATATCTAGCGTCCTAAGCGTCATGTATGCTTGCTCTCTAGTCGAGATGTCATCATACTGGCTCAATGCAAACTTGTTAAGTTCTGCTGTCTTTAGCTCCGACATCATCTGTTGGAACCACTCATCTTTCAGCAAGTTTTCAGCCCATAGAGATTTGTCCATTTGAACCCTTAGTCAGATTGCCAAGTTCCCTGATAGCCTTCAGGACAATATCAGCCTGTTTATTGCGGCTATCCTCGTCAGCCAAGTCCATAGCCAGAATCGCTTGCAACTGCTTGACCGCTAGTTCTGCCTCACGAATCCGCATATCTGCCGCATCACGCTCTGCCTTCATCGCCATCTCAATACCCTTGCGAGTATATTCAGCCTCTAGCGATTGTTTCTCTAGTTGCAACTTAGCCGCCTCGATCTGTGCCTTAGCCTCGGTCTTCTCACGCTCAACCTCTGCGATTAGACGGGTAGCCTCTGCTTGCATATCTGGCTGTGGCTCCTGTGGCTGCGACAGTTGTGCGTTCTGCTCAGGGCTAATCTCGTTAATGAAAGCCTTAGCATCCTTGAAACCAGCCGATTCAATCAGTCTAGCCAAGGTATCGCGGTATTGAGCCACAGACACCAATGGGTTACTCGGACCGAACTGAGTCAGGGCTTGTTCCTGCTTGCCTAGAATCATCTGGAGCATGGCTAGCTTCTGATCCCGGTCACCTGAACCCAAGCCGACGTTAATGGCAACATCGTATTGGTTCGTCCAAGTCCGAGGATCAAAAGTCACAAACTTGCCACGCATACGGACAATCTTTGCCTGATCCTGATACTTGCCTAATAGGTGCAAAATGCCCTTGAACAGCGATTTAACGCCTGTCTCAGCAAAGATTCGAGCGATCAGTTCCAGCTTGCCCGAGTTCGACTTCATCATCGCGGCAATAGCCGTAGCCGATACGTTATTCAGAACGTCAGGATCAAGACCCTGTTGCTGGTCGCTAACTCCTGTACGTTTAGCCTGAACCTGATCCATGTACTCAAGCATCGGGAAAGCCTGAGCCGTTACCGCAGGAACCTCGATAGGCTGCAAAGCACCAGCCGACTTCATGCGGATAATCCCACCCGGAGTAGCGTTTAGCGCATCATCCAAGTTCACCTGACCATCAACAACCCCGATACGAGCATTGTTCGTTAGGTACAGGTTATCAAGCATTTGACGGGTTACAGTGGACTTGATTAGCTGGATGTCCATTGTCCGGTCTGCCAAGCTCTGACCAAAGAACTTGTGCGGAATAGGGATAGGACACAGGCTATGGAACGGAACTAGGTCACATTCCTCATCGTCTAGGATTTCGTTGCCAGCGTAAACAATCTTCCGTAGCTCTGCGATACCGTCGCCATTTATATCAATTTTGATATAGCACTCATAGACCTCACAGACCTGCATCGTAGGGTCAAGGCTGATATTCTCATCCGGCTGCTCACCCTGAGAGAATCGGGCTACTCGCTCGACTGTGTACTGGAGATCGTCATAGCTAGGCAATCCCTCGACCACATCCTTATCAAAACCCATCGCTACCAACTCTGATCGAGTCATCAAGCGACGATGAGCCACGAACGGGCTATCCTCAATAGTTCTTGCCGATTTGCTAATCAGGAATTCTTCAGGCGGTACGTTCTCAATCTTGACGCAGCCGTATTTCTTAACCTTCTTGACCTTGACCGAGTACAACGGAATCTGGATCGGGAAGCCCATCGGGTCAACGCCACCGTCAACAAACTCGACGTTCTGGCTCACCACCTCAATGGCAGGATCAGATAGCAGTAGGGCTAATTCATCTTCGGTTAGGTTCTTGTAGGACTCTTTGTTAACGTCCTCTTTTGCTTCCCAGTATGCCTTGACTACGCCGACCTTCATCATCAGCGCGTCCTTGAACCAATTATGCAGGAGGATTAGACCCTCATTCTCGCGGTAAAAGACCCAGTTACAGTAATCTGTAGCCTGTCTAGCAGACGCTTCATCTTCTGGAGTCTGTGGCTCAAAAGAGACAATATCCTCGGTAGTCGTAAAGACTCGGATAAGTTGCGGTAACGCACCATCGATAGCCTCAGCTACCTCGCCAGTGACGATCTGGCTGCGTCCTTCAATCTCGTTACCATAGGGATAACGAAGGTAATACTCTAGGGCTTTAGCCCGTTGGTCTGTAGTCTCGGTGTCAATGTAACCGATTGAGTTATCGATTTCATTTTCGATAATGCTCTTGATCTGACCGTCATCCATCTTCATAGCAAATCCTTAACGGGTTTTGCTGATTATACAATCCATTTAGTAGAAATTGGCAATGTTGTCTGCCATGAACTATCTGATTCGTCAAGACCTATAGCCAGATACCGGAAAGCGTCACTCATGTGGCTAGACCAGTCATGTAGCGGCTTCTCATAGAATATCTGACGCTTCTCGTCATGCTCCCGGCGGTAGTTTCTCAGCGCATCTAGCCCCGGCTTAGTCCTCGGGTGGAACCAGCACCTCGGCAATAGCCTTCTAACAGCCTGTATCCCGTCAGCCACCGACAATCTAGGCGCAACCGTTATCGATAGCCCTGCTTCCTCTAAGACTTCCTTACGGCTCTTGCCTGTGCCTAGCTCTCTCACCTGTACGTCATGAGGCAGGATTTGGGTAAACCCTGCATAGTCATTCTCTTTAAGCCAGCGGACATACCAATCTAGCCCCTGTCCATGATTTTCGATGCAATCAAGCAATCTAACCTCTTTCCCAGCCAGTTGTGCAACCCAGAGAGACATAGAGTCGCTGATGCCAAGATCCCATGCAACAAAGCCACGACACAGATCGTCACGAGGAAAGTCAGTAATATGATTATCCCTCTCAAGGTCGTTAATAAGTTTGCCATAGTAAGACCCTTCGACTGCTGCGTTAAAGGAACATTCGAACTCTTGGTTGTACCGATCCTCGCCCATCTCTCGATAGGCTGCCTTTAGCTCTGACTCCGGCAAGACTCCTGTTTCGCTAGCCTTGAACTGTAGGAATCTCCAGCCTTCCTCGGTCTTAGCCCTATCCGCTAACTCAGCGAAATGGTTATTACCTTTAGGAGTGCCAATGAAACAAGCCCACCCAATACGGTCGGCAAGAGCAGGTCGGATGATTTCGTTCCAAATGCGTGGGTTCTGATCGCCAACTTCGTCGATAACCACGCCATCAAAATACTGCCCCCTAAGACTGTCAGGATTATCAGACCCGTATAAACTAACCCGACGCCCATAAAAATCAGCACGTAACTCAGAGACATTGTAGGTAGCTCCTAGTGATCTGGTGTACTTCTGTAGGTAATCCCACGCTACTCGCTTGGCTTGTCCGTAGGTAGGCGCAATGTAGGCAAATCGTGGGTCTGGCTTGTCACACTCAATAGCGGACTTGATAAGGTGGTTGATAGCCGAAACAGTCTTTCCCATGCGACGATGGGCAACCACCACAGTAAAACGATGCTGCTCAATCGCATCATGTATCTCTAACTGCTGATCTCTAGGATCGTAAGGAATGACAATCTCTGTCACTTAACGTATCCGCAGTTCAGGCATTTGCCGTTGACTAAGAAAGCACTGCACATCGGGCAGTTTGTCTGCTTATAGCTCATTTCTTCCCTCCCCATCTGATAACCATCTCCTGAGCTTCCCCGTCCTTACCTGTCACCTCAGTCCTTGCCAGCTTAGGTATGTGGTACTCACTCAACTTCTGCATTAGGTCTAGTGCCTTAGCCGGATCAGGCTTTAACCCTAGCACCTCATCGCCTTCAGCTACCCTCTGTAGCCATCTGTCCATGTAAGGCACGTTCTTCTCTAGCAAAGTGGCTATAGCGTTACGCACTACTGTAGTGGACTTATTTAGGCTTCCTGCTGGTCTGCCCTTCCCTGCGTTAGTTAAGCCGGGATATTTATTTTCTTCATCTTTAGTGATTTCTGTTTCCATTTTTGCATTATCCTCTGGATGTCATGCTTACTTCTTTGATTTCTTTTCTGGCATTTCTACTTGTGTAGCACCAACCAAACCGCCGCCATACAAAATTCTTGGGTCTTTAGGGTCATATGAACCACGATTAAAAATAGACTTAATTTGTTCTGGGGCAAAGACACCTAGATTTTTTACGCCTTCTTCTTTTACATATACCCCATCAAATCCTAATTTTTTAATAGCGTCCATGATTGTTCTATCTTCAATCCTAGACCATAGACCCTGCTTTACCTCTTTAATTGCATTTGGCGTGAGACCAGCTTTTACAGCGACAGCGTTAACGTGCTTTTTGTTTTCAAAATCAAAAGGGTTTACAGCCTTAACGTAAGCCGGTATTACATTTGGAGACTCCCCAACTGCAACAGAATACTCGCTACCAGCATATTTATTAGCAAAATCTGGAGATGGGCTTAAAAAATGAACACCTCTTTTATTTTCTTGAAATGCGTCAAAATCTTTTCCAGTGCCATGATACATAGGTAATGGCTCATTTCCTTCTGTTAAAACCTTGCTGTTTTGAAACCAATTACTAAAATTTGTGTCTTTTGATCGCAGCAAACCAGAAGATTGACCTGAAATTGGCTTTAGACTCCCTTGAAACTGTGTCAAATCAAATATCTTCTGATAGTACGGAGTTTGCGTTATGTCACCACCAGCCTGTTTGACAGCCCTATATTGCTGTTCTTCTTCTTTGGTCGGGAAGTATCTAGCCGTAGCCTGAGCAGCCCATTCCTGCGGATTGTCAGCCAAAAGCCCTAGCCCAGCTTTGACCTCTTGCTTTTTGCGATCTACCGCACCTAAAACATTTGAAAGTAATCCGTCAGCCATAGATAGCCTCGTACATATCCGGGCGGTTCTTCATTATCCACGCCCTCGGTTCCTCATGGCATTTCTTGAAATCAACGCCTATCGTCTGGCTCCCTGCATGATGCACATAAGCCCTGCTGACGAAATGCTGATAACCCGCCACGTTTAAGTCATGACATATTATATTATCTGAATACCAATTAGTTGACGGGAACTTGGCTACGTTCCATGCTTCTCGGCTAATGCTTGCCCAGATAGGCGCAATTACCGGAGCAACCTTAATCTGCTGCTCACTTTCCCACCCTAGCGCACTGCGTCTATCCCCATCTACCGGGAACCTAATGTTCTGATCCGGCAATACATAGTCGCTCCTAGCCCCCAAAAACCCGACTTTGAAGCCTCTTTCTCTCAAAACCTCAGTGTCTTCTCTCATTAACGATAGCGTATTTGGATTAAGAACCACATCATCGTTAGCTAAAATCAATGAGTCAAACTTTCCATGCTCGAAGGCATAGTCGACGGCTGCGTTATAAGCATCTCCGAAATTGGTAGCAGGATTGGGTCGGTAGATAAGGTTTTCTGTGATTTCTCTTGCCCTAGCCCATAATCCCAGATTATTACTACAAATGTATATGGGCAGCTTGTCACCATAGCAACGAATAGACTCCAACAGCACCGTTATGCCGGGGTTGTTTACCGTACAGATTACGATTGCTTGCATAAAATGACACTCATCGAATCTACAGCCCTCGGAGTTCTTAGTATTTCTGCGTCAGTTAATTTCTTTTCTGCTAACTCATTACCGTACTCAGACAGGTTAAACGCCATCTGCCTCAAGTGAAACCGATCTTCCCAGCCTAAGTACCAATGCCAATCAGTGTAGTACAGCCAGCTATTCTCGTTAAACGCCCTTACATGGGTCGGGTCTTGCCAAGCACCTAGACTTAGCTCGTAGGGAACATGAATATGGAACTCGCCTCCCGGTTTTAGCAGATTCTTGCAATTCGTCATCGCCCCTACCAAGTCCGGGATATGCTCCAGAACATCGTTAGCAATGATTTTATCGAACATCTCTGGCTTAATCTCAACCTCACCAAATCTGGTCTGGACTATCGCCCCATATCTAACTTTCGATATATCCACTTCCCAATCCGGCTTTACCCTAGCCTGAATGTCAGCGTTTAGGCAGTCATCCCGCCAATCCTTGCCGGAACCTAAATTAAGCGTTAAGGGCTGCAATTAAGTCCTCTACCTTGTCTGAACACAATAACGGAATTAACTCGTTTATACGGGCTTCTGGAAGCTCCCACCAAGGATTTTCTTGCAGCTTCTTTATCTGATCCCAACTAAAACGGTACTTTAGGAGTTGAGCAGGGTTTCCACCGACTACAGCATAAGCAGGAACATCCTTAGTCACCACAGACTTAGCCGCTAAAACAGCACCATCGCCTATCGTCACCCCGGACATAATCGTGCAGCCTGAGCCGATCCAGACATCATTCCCGATGATTACATCACCCTTAGTCGCTGGATGTCCGTCACCATGCCAAGGGAATATTTCCTCATTGATATGCCCGAAAGGGTAGGTTGTCACCCAGTCCGTCCGATGATTTCCACCTAGAAATATCTCGACGTTATCGCCAATTGAGCAGAAAGCCCCAATTAAAACGTCAGCCTTTTCGCCCCAATGCCGGACAGTAATGTTTTCCAGCCCGTAGCTGTATCTCATTTTTTCTTGTTTCTTGCGGATATAGCGGCTGCTTTGGACTTTGCATCAGCCTTAGAACTGGCTCCCCATGCCTTCAGACTTAGGAGCAACCTAGTAGGTTCACCGTTAGGCTTACGTTCTGCTCCCGGCATATTACCCATCCGGGCTAGAAATGAAGCACGACGAGGATTATCGCCAGATTTAACAGGAGGCTTAAGATCAGAGCCGGGATTTGCAGCTTCGTAAGACTTCCTGCCCTTCTCATTTAAACCGCCCTTCGGGTTCTTGCCAGCCTTTTTAGTCCATGCCGCGCCCATTTTTACCCCGTTTTTGCTTGCCCATAGGAATCTTGATCTCGATTTCTATTTCATTAACACCATTTTTCTTTTTTTCTTTTTCTTCGTCGAGATATTCTTTTAGCAACTCTTTGTCAGATTTCTTTTGACCGTTCTTCATTTCTTCCTCGGCTTGGCTGTCTTAGCTGATTCCTTAAACGCCTGAGCAGTAGGCGCACCTTTAGCGCCCGGTTTACGCATTTTCTCGCCAGAACCCTCAGCGATACGTTTCCGTTTAGCATTGATCGCATCGTACAAACCCGGATCACCCTTTTTCTTCATTTGTACCCTCCGACCGCTAAATTAAGATTTTCATCGCCCAAAAACTCAGCCACATCTCGGCATAATTCATAAAAATCATCATAGCCAAAATCTGACTTCATCCTGTTTATTGCTTGGCATACAAGAATTGTATTGTCTTTTGTGTAACCTACTGAGCTATCAATTCGTTCAATAGAAACAGTTTCTAGCTTCCCTGCATTTAGCGTCATTTCCCTGCCGCTGTATGCACAAACTCCATCTTGATCTTGCCAGCAAGCAACAATATCTTTTATTTCTAATGAAAATTCTTGATTTCTCTTTATTGCTGCTTTTTTTGCATTTCTTAAAAAAATTTTAGCCCTACCCTCGATTGTAGAATTTTGTTTAGCCCTAGATTTGTTGTTGCCTTCTGTGCAACATACTTTACACCAACTATGAAAACCGTCTGAAGTTAAATGATGCTTGAAGAAAAAATCATAAGACTTTTCCTCCTTGCATCTAAAACAAACTTTCATTTCTTCTTGCCCTTCTTAGCCATTCCAGCCTCGCTTAGAGCAATGGCAATCGCCTGATCCTTGGACTTGACCACCTTGCCGCCCTTGCCTGAGTGCAAAGTACCTTCCTTAAACTCACCCATGACCTTGCCGACCTTCTTTTGAGCCTTAGACATCTTTTTCATACGACCTCCAGATAACCACGTTCAAAAAGTAAGCCAATGGTCTTTCTATGAGCTTCTTCCCACATTTCTAACCGCTGCTGCTTAGAAAGATTTTTGCCTTGGTCAAGCTCAAAATGGCATAAAAAACAAAGG